TCCCAGGAATCGAGGGCAGGGCGGGGTATGCCGGGTTTATCCTCACAGACAATAAATTTATAAGCGCAGTCCTGAGCTGCAGGGAATTGCTCCAGAAATTGCCAATGAAATTTTGCGCGTGCGCGACGCTCATCACCAGCTTCAATGGCAGTGGCCACCGCAACAGCGCTATCTTCTTTTATGGCCTGTTCATCAGGAATAGCAGCGCAAATAAAGACCTTACTCATTTTGTTTTAACCTCATTACAGATTTCAGGGTGAACGAATCCCTGCCATTGCTGGCATTTTTAATCCGTTGGTATGGTGTTAATATGGCTGGAGGGTTATCCAGCCGGTGTTTCGTTATTCAGGTACAGCGATACTTTTTTTAGCGGGAGGCATTCACCAGAAATTTTTTGCTCGTCTCTTGCCTGGAGGCAGGATTCTTTACTTGCATAAATTCCGGTAATCACATTCTGTGATTCACCCGTTATAAGAAAAACCGTCATCATCAGTGCAAATGCTGAAGTCATTGACGTTCTCCGAAAATACCAAGTTCAAGAAGAGCAATTCGGGAAAGTATGGAATTATCATTGAGCAGATAAGGCTCATATTTCCTCATATTAATGGCATCTTCAGTAAACTCCCGGTTACTGAGCAGAACACCAATATCAAAACAACCTTCAGACGTATTAACGTTTGGTAATAACGTTTCCATTATCGCGTCCTCAACAATGAATTTTGTGATGCAGTGCCTGGTGCCTCCAGGTGACGTTAACCAGTTAACAATTA